ACCTGTTAGAATGATTGCAGATAGTGCTACACTAGGGCTTGCAGGGGTTTTAGAGTTGGCTAAGAATGCTACTAATGATAGTGTCAGGTTGCAAGCTTGTAAGGATTTGTTGGATAGAGCTGGCTTCAATGCGATCAATCAGATTGAGATTTCAGGGATGGATTCTAAGTCTGATGAAGAGTTGAAGGAGGAGTTAAATCGTCTTTTAAACGCTAATATCATCGATGTCACTCCAGAAACTACTGCAAATGTGGTAAATTAGAGTATATTAGAGAAAACTAATAATACTGCTGTGTAAGGGATAAGTGACCAACGCTCAGTAGGGAAACACTTTTACTTTTTAGAGGGAAAATGAAGCATAATATTGAAGATTGTAAAGTTAAATTGAGGTCGATCTGGAGTTTAGCTCAACAGATTAAAGTTGGAGTTAAGACTAATGATGTGGAATCTCATGTTATTGTAATGTTAGCTGAGATGATTCAACAAGACACTCATCTCTTGGCACAGGAAAGCGAGTCGTGAGTGTTGAGGAAGCGTTAAGAATTGTTAAGGAACTAGAGTTTAGAAAAGCTCATAACAAGTTGAAGCATTATCGTCCTTATGAATATCAAGAGAAATATCATAATACAATAGCATCTCAGAAGTTATTGATGGCTGGTAATCGTATCGGTAAGAGTTTTTGTGGTGCTGCAGAGTTAGCATTTCATTTAACAGGGTTGTATCCTAAGTGGTGGCAAGGTAAGAGATGGGATCGTCCTGTTAGGGCGTGGGCTGGAGGTGCATCTAATGAAACTACTAGAGATATTTGTCAGAAAGAGTTATTCGGTCAACCAGATGACCCTACATCCAGAGGAACAGGTGCTATTCCCTTGGATAAGATAGGGGAGACTACACGTAAACCAGGTGTCCCTCATGCTCATAACTCAGCTATGATTAAACATGTTAGTGGTGGATGGTCAAGAATCGGTTTTAAAGCCTATGAAATGGGTAAAGAGAAGTGGATGGGTGAGTCACTAGACGTTATCTGGTTAGACGAAGAACCACCACAAGATATTTATACGCAAGCAGTTACTCGTACAGCTGACAAAGCTGGCATGGTCTATATGACATTTACACCAGAGAATGGAATGACTGAAACTATTGCTCAGTTTATTAATGATTTAAAACCTGGTCAGTTTATGATGCAAGCTGGTTGGGATGATGCACCTCACATGACTACTGAAGTCAAGGAACAGATTCTATCTGCATTACCTCCCCATGAAAGGAAGATGCGAGAACAAGGTATTCCTTCCCTTGGCTCAGGGTTAGTGTTTCCAGTGCCAGAAGATTCTATTAAGTGTGAACCATTCGAGATTCCTGCACATTGGCCTAGAGTTGCAGGTATGGACTATGGGTGGGATCACCCTACGACTGCAGCATGGGTTGCTTGGGACAGGGACTCTGATATTGTTTATATATATGATAGTCATTCTCAATCTAAAGAAATTCCAGCAGTTCATGCAGCTGCTATTAATGCAAGACCTAAATGGATACCTGTTATCTGGCCAAGGGATGGTAGACAAGCAGACAAAGGTTCTGGTGTTCCATTAGCAGATCAATATAGAGAGTTAGGTGTTAATATGATTAAAGGTAATGGTCGAACTTGGGGAGGTTGGTTTACAAATCCGCCTACCCCAGGACAAAGAGAAGGGTCTGGTGGTGTTTCATTAGAGGCTGGTATCATGGATTTATTAGAAAGAATGAAAACAGGTAGGTTAAAAGTATTTTCTACACAAAGTGGAATATTTGAGGAACTTAGGATGTATCATAGAAAGGACGGTAGAATAGTTCCGTTTAAAGATGACCTGATTTCTGCAATGAGGTATGCAGTTATGTCTCTTCGACATGCGAGAATACATGAAATTACAGCAAGGCAGTATCAAGCAGACAGTGAATTTAGTATTTTTTAAAGGAGAAGTAGTATGGGTGGAGTAGTCAGAAGTATGAGAAAATTAGTGGGAGGCGCTTTAGGATTTGGATCATCACTAGCCCCTCTATCTTTACCAGCAGCAGCAGGTTTAGTTGCGCTAGCACCGAAAGCAGCCGCTAAAGCAGCCGCTAAAAACAAAACAGAGCCTGTAGAAGACATGGTATTAGCACCAGAAGTAGAACCAGCCCCTATGCAGGAGGACACTTTGTTGAAAAAGAAGAAACAAGGTCGTTATGGCACAATTCTGACAGGTAAATCGTCATTAGGTTCTGCAGATGTAGCTAAAAAATCATTATTAGGTAGTTAATATGGGAAAGAAAAGCGCACCACAACCTTTTATCAAGCCGATGGAAGACATTCCAGAGCAAGTTGATAGAGAAGAGTTGGATAAAAAGACAACAGAAGATATAGAAAAGGCAAAAAGAGCTAAAGCATCTACTAAAGATGGTAAAGCAGCACCTCAAGCCTCATTATTATCAGAGAGAAAGTTCTGGGAAGAGAAAGAATCATTACTTAAACGATGATAGAAGTCCGTCCCAATGCTGGTGAAGATGTCACCAACTGGGTGGCAGAACGAGTAGACGCTACTACATTCGGTAAATGCGTTAATTTTGGGTTCTATAAGGAAGATAAATTAGTTGGTGGTGTAGTATTCAGTGAGTACCGAATAGAAGATATTACATTTTCAGGTGCTTTTGAGGATAAGTCTTGCTTCAACAAAAGAACTTTAAAGGTTTTTTTTGACTACCCTTTTAAACAACTTAAATGCCATAGAATTACTGCATATACCGAAACGGACAACAAAAGGGCTAATAAACTACTAAAAACACTCGGTTTTACCCATGAAGGGACAATGCGAGAAATATCTGAAAAAGGAAAAGATGCCAACATATATGGTATGCTTGACCGCGAATGTAACTGGTTAGGAGAAGAAAATGGGTAAGAAATCAACACCTTATGTACCACCACCACCTGTAGATTATGCAGCTGAGTCAAAACAACGTAATAAAGAGAAAGAAGAAATGGAACAAAAAGTAGAAGATACAAAGACTGAGCTTCTTGAACGTAAGAAGAAGGGCAGATACTCTTTGTTATTAACTGGTGGTGAAGGAGTTCAAGACGAAGCAGATGTCAGAACACGTTCTCTTCTTGGCTCAGGTAAAAAGTAGGAGTAACGTATGATCGATGATATTTTAAAGAGGCTAGATCGTTTAGATTCTAGTAAATCACAATGGACTTCACACTGGCAAGAGATATTAGATTATGTAATGCCTAGAAAGGCAGAAGTTTCTATTAACTATTCCAAGGGTGCAAAACGTACTGAGAAGTTATACGACTCGTCAGCTATTCATGCAAACACTTTACTAGCAGCTTCTTTACAAGGAACGCTTACATCAGCATCATTACCTTGGTTTCATTTACGTGTAAGAGATAATAATCTTAATGAATCAAGAGAAGTTCAGGTGTGGTTGGAAGATTGTCGTAACAGAATGTATAAATCATTCAACTCGTCAAACTTTAATACTGAGGTTCATGAGTTCTATTTAGACATTTGTTCTATTGGCACATCTTGTATCGAAGTAGAGGAAGCTGAAGAGGGCTTCAACTTCAGAACTTTACATATTTCAGAATACTATATTGCAGAAAACCATAGAGGTCAGATTGATACGCTATATCGTAAGTTTGAATATACTGCTCGTCAAGCTAAACAACGTTGGGGTGATTCTTGTGGCCCGAAAGTAGACAATGCTTTAAAGAGCGATCCAGATAAGAAGCTTACATTTGTTCATTGTGTAATGCCATCTAGTGAATATACTAAGAAAAAGGCTACTAAATTACCTTATATAAGTATATATATATGTAAGGACGATAAAACAGTAGTCAGTGAAGGTGGTTATAACGAAATGCCGTACCTTGTTACTAGATGGTCTAAAGCATCTGGTGAAGAATATGGTCGTTCACCTGCTTATAACGCCCTACCAGATATTAAAACTCTTAATAAAGCAGTAGAATTAGGTTTAAAAGCATGGGCTAAAGCTATTGATCCGCCACTATTAGTGGAAGACGATGGTGTAATCGGTAGAGTTGTTACCAAACCAGCAGGAATTACCATTGTTCGTAGAGATGGAGCTATTAAACCTCTTAATTCTGGTGCAAGATTTGATGTTTCTGACATGAAAGAGTCTGAATTACGTGGTGCTATTAAACAAGCGTTCTATTCAGATCAGTTAGAGCTACAAAGTGGCCCTCAAATGACTGCAACAGAAGTTCAAGTACGTTATGAATTAATGCAACGTCTATTAGGACCTACTCTAGGTAGATTCCAGACAGAGTTCTTGAATCCTCTTATCGAGAGATGTTTTGCTATCATGCAACGCAATGAAATGTTTGCACCTGCCCCAGGCGCTTTAGATGGTGTTGGTATTGATATTGAATATGTTGGTCCGTTAGCCAGGTCTCAAAGAATGGAAGAAGCTACAGCAGTAGAAAGACTTTATGAAATGGCTGCTAATCTAGCGCAAATAGCCCCAGAAATTATGGACAACATAGACCATGATAAAGCTATTCGTTCTCGTGCTGAATTACTAGGTGTTCCTAAAAACATCATGAGAGACCCTCAAGAAATTGAAGAAAAACGTCAAGCTCAACGCGATCAACAAGAAGAAATGATGGCTATGCAACAAGCACAACAAGGTGCTGATATTGCAGCAAAAGTAGCGCCAGTAGTACAACAATTAACACCTGAGAATGTTGAAGCTAGTGAAGCTGGTATAGAGCAAATCATGGGGTCTATGTAATATGCCCAGAGCTATTAAAGAGCTTAAAAGAAACTATGCAGATTGTTTTGCGACACGGGAAGGGAAACGCGTTCTCGAAGACTTAAAGTCTGCATATCAACTACGGGAGTCTTATACAAGAGGTGATCCGTATGAAACCGCGAGGAAAGAGGGAGAGCGCTCCGTCTATCTTCGTATCATTAATATGTGTAATATAAAAAACGAGGAATAAATCATGAGTGAAGAAATGGCCACAGAAGTGACAGATAACGTAGAAACGCCTGTTCTAAGTGATAACCAAGACTGGAGAACTGGATTATCAGATGAATTGAGAGACGATCCAACACTCTCAAGTATCAATGACATTGAGTCTGCAGCAAAAACACTTATTCATCAACAGAAGATGATGGGTAATAGAATACCATTGCCTAAAACAGATGAAGAAAGACAAGAGTTATATACTAAGTTAGGTAGACCAGAATCTGCTGACGGTTATGAATTAACTAAACCAGATGGGTATGACCAGTTTTATCCAGATGAGACTATGAGTTCATTTAAAGAAACAGGTCATCAATTAGGATTGTCTCCAGAACAGATGCAAGGATTAGTTGAGTGGCAGAAAACTGCTATTGATTATCAACTTAACCAAGATCAATTATCTGGAGATCAAGCTG